TCAGTTTTGAAAGATCAGCTCTCGCCTCTTTTGACCCTTGCCTGCCCCGCCTATTGTGTAGTTAATCTCGACAGTTGCCATCTTAAATCCCTTGAATATCCGCCGCATTTCCGGGTGATCGTTAATTGTGAGGATTGCAGCGCCCTTCATGGCCCTCATCGACTCGGCAATTTTGCCGTACTCCTCCAGGGGAAATGGTACGCCGTAGCCCTCTGTTTCCCAGTATGGTGGATCCATGAAGTGCAACGTATAATCACGGTCCCACTTCTGCAGACACTCCTGCCAACCAAGGTGTTCGATCCATACCCTTGACAGCCGGAGATGCGCCTGGCTGAGATCCTCCTCGAGGCGGAGGATGTTGAACCTGGGCGGCGAGCTGGGTGAAGTGCCGAAAGAGTTGGAACTGACCTTGCCGCCGAATGACAGCTTCTGCACATAAAGGAAACGAGCGGCCCGCTGCACGTCGGTCAGAACATGGGGCGGCGTATCTTTGTTAAGCTCGAACAGCTCCCTGCTGGCCACGGCAAAACGGAACTGCCTGATGAATTCATCCAGGTGGTTTTTAACGACCCGGTACAGGTTGATAACCTCACCATTAAGGTCGTTTAAAACCTCCACCTCTGCCGGCTGCCTGAGAAAGAACATGGATCCCCCACCGGCAAACTCCTCCACATAACAGGTATGCGGACGGCTGGCGATGATGGGGAGTAAAACCTTGGCCAGACGGCGCTTGCCGCCCGGCCAAGCAAGAATCGGATAATGTCTCATGTGTGAGCCCTTTTAGTTTTCGGGGTTTTGTGCTAGGCTCGCTCCGCCTCGTACGGGGTGGGGGAGCCTTCGCTTGGCTCACAGGCTAGTTCTGTGTGTTGAGGGCCGATCGGTAGTTGACGCTACCGGTCGGCCGCTCCCTCTCTGGTTTAAACTTTATGCCGGTGCACCGAACTCCGTCGAGAATGCGTTGGTGTTATAGGATGCTCCGTTCGTTACCGCAAATCCGAACACCTCATAGGTGCTGGCGCTCGTGGGCTGGGTTGTCCAGGCTGCGCTGAGAGTAGCCACCTTGGTGGATCCCACATAACCGCTGATGATCCTGTCTTGGCCCGCTCCTGGGCCAGAAATAATACGAACCCCATAACCGTTGTAAATGCTGTCGGTAGCAGATGCGCCAGCCGCAAGCGTAATGGTCGCTGCCGCCCCTGCCTGTGCCGTGCCCGATTGGGTGATCGCCCCGGTTGTCAGGCCGGGGCGGGGTTCATCAGGTCGGCTGGGCAATCTCGTAAACAACATCGTTAGCGTTGTATGTCCCGCCACTGGTGACGCTGAACGGGGTCACTGCGGTGCAGGCCAATAAGGTCGTGCCATCATCAATAACTGCCCATAGTGCATTTGTGGGTGCTCCTGCTGTTGCCACCATGCCGGTCAGGTTGGCGGCAGGGCAGGTTACTTTCCTGTTAGTGCCTGTTCCAGCCCCAATTGTGTACGATGCGGCGGTTAGTCCGGTTTTAGAGCAGAGTTTTGCGGCGGCGATATTTGCAAATGCTGCGGGCTGGGAGCTGCAAAAGGTGATGGTCGTATTGGTAGCGTTAAGGGTGAGTGCCGCGCCGGATACTTTCTTGAGCGCTGCATCCAATACATCTGCGTGAACGAGTTTTCCCATGATCTTATCTCCTTATTTCTGCCACGCCTCATTGACATAGCGGTAAGTGTCTATTTCGTAGCCATCTGCGGAGTAAATGCGGATTGCCCCGCCATCCGGCGAACGTATCGACCCGCCGCCTGAATTGACTTCTACGATAGTTAATCCAGCAATGGTTGAGGTTGAGTAGATAGGTTCGGGTGTAATGATGCCCATCATTTCTATCTGTGACAGGTCGGACAATGATAACATGGCCGATGGTGCCATCACGCCCGTTAAGTCAGCTTGCCCGATTGTTGATGCTGATTGTGCTGCGCTCGGTGCCAGATTGCCGGTTATTGTTGCCGTGACAAGGGTTGACGTGGACGCCGCAGCCTGTGGTTCAACTGTTCCCACCAAAGTAACGTCTGGCAGCGTTGACTCTGATTGCAGAAGCGATGCAACTATTGGCACAAACGGGGCAATCACAGGCTGCAAATAGTTGGCAATAGACGTGCTGCCTGCTAAATCGGGGTGCGATGAACCTGTGCGAGAATATGACCATGCAGATGGGTCGATATATTGCACGCCAGCCGCCGACGCCGTTGTCTGCACCCATGATTGACTTGCAGGGTTAGGATAAAGTTTATCTAAAACAAATATTGTCGCAGCCGGTTGGTCACTTTTTATTTGTGAGATAAGCGAGGCCAGATGTGCAGAATCCGCGCTCCCGTTGTTTGTTGCCTCTATCATCACGATTAAAAAATCAGGGTCATCTTTTGCAATTCCGTTAGATTTGTACAGGTAATTGGTAGCTGTCGGCGGGATTTGCCCTGGGCCAGTATTGCTAAATGCAGACCCACCAAAAGCGTGAGTCCATAATTCAACACCTATAAGGTCAGACAACTGCCCTGCAAAATCTTGTCGACCTGAGTGTGTGCTTGGTTGGTTGCCTGTGTATGGAGTGCCGTATATTGCCAGCATCCCTTCGCCGATGGAGTCACCTATTACCAGCATTTTAGGTAAATAGGTAGGCCAAGGGCTTATTGTCGCTAAGTCTGCTATGGTGATACCCGACACTCTGATGCCTGCCAGAGTATTCCACTTATTGCAGAATATGTTAAGACCAGCCGACCATAGTTCAAAGGTATGAATACCGGTAGAAAGCCCCGACACACTGATATTGGTCTGTACTGTATTTCTTACCCATGCGCCACCATCAATGCGGTATTCGTATTCTGGATAATAGGTTATCGGATTCCCTACAGTTCCATAAACAGGATCGCCGGATGTGTCGCCAGTTAAATCAAGATAGCTAGGTGTTGTATCAAAAGTGACCCCAACCGACACGCCGGTAAACCGAAACCTTATCCGATTGCCGCCTGATATGTTGGCAATAACAGGCGTGGCACCGACCGTGGTGTTTGACCAGCGGCCAATACGGGTTATGTTAGCAGAGTTAGCAGATATGGTCTGCATTGCAGCACCCCGTACAGGCAAGAACGAACAGCCCGAAATCAGCAACATTGCAGTTAAATATATGAGATTTTTCATAGATGGACTTTGGCATAGTTTCTCTCAATTTGCTAGAGGTCGCCTTTTGTAAAATCATCTAGAATTCCAGCGGTAGTGTTTGTCGGGTCTATCCAAATTCCGGCGTATCCTGCCGCGAGAGAAGAATCTGTGCCTTGGCTTACAAGCACTCCATTGATATATGCCGAAATAGTAGTGCCCACGGCTGTTAGTTTTACAGTCATCGGGAATCCTGCAACAGTTGTTACCGCCAGTGCTCCAGTCCCATAGCTTGAAAGCGCGGTAACACTACCTGTCACGAGTTTTGCCAGTGTTACATTTACCGTTCCCGTTAGGTTGGTAATAGTCACATAGTAGCAATCCCATGACGATGCTGTTTGGCATCGGACTCGCACACCCACTGCATATCCTGCCCCCTGAATTTGCGAAACAATAGCTTGGGCAAACTGATTATTAGCTGTCGTAGTTTGGTAGTGGGCAACTGACCAATATGTTGCAAGGCTGTTAATGGCGTTGCCAGTAATTTGCGGCATGTGAGAAGTTTGACCAACGTATGTGCCGCCTGGGAGCGACCACGGAGAGGTTAATACTCCGTTTGCTCGGTTGAAATCATCGGTAATTCCACCCGCCGAGACGATAACTGCATCTCCGATGCTTGACGCACTCACCATGCCGCTTGGTGCTAGTAGACCGACCATTGCAACATCATTAATGGTGGATACGGAAGTTATGTTATCCGGTGCTAGCATACCTATAAGGGTTGCTATATCTATTGTTGAATCCGACAACATGGGGTCAGTGTTAATTGAGGCATCCAACATCAAGAATGTATCAGAGATAGTTGATGTGCTTGCCATGCCGACAGCCGAGATGATGCCGACAAGTTCAGCGAGAGCGATGGTGGACAGAGATAACATGAAATCTGCGGATATAATCTGGACAACCGCTCCGACAGTGATTTCAACGCGAATTGCAGAACGCGGCCAGCCAAGCAACTCAAGAGCGGATATGGCGGCAAGCGTGGCAGAGTCGAATACTTCGCCATCCAGCACACCGGAAATATAGATACGCTCTCCGGCTGCCGCACGCTGGGCGGGTGTTACCGCCGTTACGTTTCCCACCTGGGCAGCCAGCTCCGCCAGAAGGTCCGCGAAGAGCTGCTCCGGAAAGCGGCTGACATACCCGTAGCCCTTGAAATCCTCGGCATTGTAGGTGCGCCCGTTCAGTGTGATGCTCATAGCACCTCCTGCAATTTGAACGCGGCGGTGTTGGCGTCAAAATAGGGATACTCGATCGGACTCAACTCGACCATGGTGCAGAGAAACGAGCGCTGCCACATGGCCTGGTATTCGTCGGTCGGGTCGAAGACGAAGAGTGCCTCTCCGGACTTGCCCAGGCGGCGCTGCATGTCCAGGACACACGACATGGCCTGACCGGGGGTCATGCCAGCCAGTGTGCAGGTGGCCGTGCGCCACTGGGCAGTTTCATCGATCCAGCGCTTCCCGCTGCGCGTCTGGGCGGTAGTGGCGTTGCTCTCCCAGCCCACGGTGGCGCCGTAATTCATATCACTGGGCGGCTCCCAAGCGGGCGCCAGGATGCAGCGGCCCAGCTCGACATACCCGTCAGGGTTGGCCGTGTCCACGATCACCAGCTGCCAGTACCGGGCAATCACCTGGTCGCTGAAGGCGCGGATGAAATCGAACATGTACCCGGCGCGGTCCTCGATGTTGATCAGGCCGTTCCATAGATCCGGATGCCCCCAGGGGAGCGAGTCGGGCGGGTAGAAGGTCAGCCAGGCGGGGATGGTGCCGGTATCGTGCAGCAGGGTGGTATGGCTTGATTCACCCCAGGCGGTCAGGCGCAGGGTGGCGGTCAGGCTCAGGTTGTGGCGCAGGAGCGACCAGACCCGGATGCCGCGATCAGTGCCCAGGTCGATATTGACCAGGGTCGAGGCGGAGTCCAGATTGGTCGACCGGGCCACCTTCGACAGGTCCGCATCCTGGAGGTTCGCCAGGGGCAGGCCGGACAGCCACGATCCGCCGGATACAACGGGGGTGACTACGGCTGAAGGTATGAGGCGGTCCGGATAGGCAAAAAGCACAATTAACCCCAGAGGTACAGCGTCAGATCGTCGCTGTCCAGGTGCTGCTCATAGCCGATGACGATGAATAATTTGCCGGCGTTGTAGCCGTAGCGGGGATAGACGATCCGGAGGACTTTGCCGCAACCCGGCATGCTCGACAAGGCCCGGCGCTTGAGCGGCACGGCCAGGTAATCACGGCGGACCTTGCGAAGGGTGAGCTGGCGGGTAGCTTCCGGTTGGGCATCTGCGGGATAGACCATCAAGGAATTCAGGTTCAGCTCTGTCGCTCCGGGGTGCGGCACCAGGATGCTTGCATCGAAGTCGTTAACGGTCCGGTACTGGTTGATCACGTAGCCGAGACGTAGAGAGTCGAGAGTCACACGGTATATGGCCCCGGTATTCGCATTCTTGTCCAGGATGACAAATGACCCGTTGCCGTAGGCCAGGGTATTCCGATCTTGTGTGTTCACCAGGGCCTGCTGCTGCCAGGTGATCCCATCTATGGAGGCTATGGCGATATTTGTGCCGTTGGCAACGGCAAGAAAGGTGCCGCTCCCATAGGCCAGGCTGCTCCAGCTGACATTCGTCGGCACTGTCCGTTGCGTCCAGGTGATCCCGTCAGGGGAGGTTGCGGCCAGGGTATTCAGGCTGACTGCCACAAATAGGCCATTGCCATAGGCCACGGCACTCCAATAGCCGGATGCGGGCATGGTGCGGTATGTCCAGGTGATCCCGTCAGGGGAGGTTGCACAGAAGTTGTTCCCGTTTGAAACCGCCACAAACAGGCCATTGCCGTAGGTGACACTGCTCCAAAAACCGGAGGCGGGCAGCGATCGGACTGTCCACGTAATTCCATCCGGGGAAGACGCCGCGGCCATGCCCGGAGTAGCCACGGCCACAAACATTCCGTTGCCGTATGCAACAGCAGACCACCCTGGATTTCCGGGCAACACCCGTTGCGTCCAGGTTATACCATCGGGTGATGTGGCAGCCATGGTACTGTTGGCCGCCACCGCCACAAACAGGCCGGTGCCGTAGCAAACCGACCAGCTCACGTTTCCCGCCGGGAGCGACCTCTGGGTCCAGTTGATACCGTCAGGGGAGGATGCGGCAACCCCGTCCTGTGCCACTGCCACGAACATCCCATTGCCAAATGCTATCGAGTTCCAGGGGGCACTTGACGGGAGAGTAGTCCCGACCCACGCACTCGATGCTACCCCTGCAAGACTGTCCGCAGCCTGCACCGTGTAGTTCTTGTCATAGTTGAGGTTGACCTTCCAGACCGGCAGGCCGCGTCCCTCGTCCTGGGTTGCAAGGCGCTGGATATCCAGGATCTCGGCCGTGGTCAGGGTGGCCACCGGGGTACCGCTGGGGGCATCCAGTCTGCCCACGTTCAGGTTATTGCCGGCATCGAAACCGTACCAGGCACCGATGCCGTCCAGCACCTCGTCCAGCGCGGTGCCGATGGTGGTTTCGGAGCTGGCGTAATAGCCCACCACGGCGCTGTTGAGGGTATCGAGATCGGTGAAAGACTGTGCCACATAGCTGATCGACGGGGTGGCCCGCAAGGCGATCCGCTTGCTGACCTGCGCGGCCGTCCGATCTGCCGCCGTGGCGCCCTCGACCAGGTCACAGGTAACGGCGCCGAAGGGCGAGGACCCGAGGCGGAAACAACCGCCAGCCAGCCAGGTATCATACGTGCCGGGTAGGGGTTGCGCTGCCTCCAGCGCGGCCTGTGTGCTGTATGCGGTGCCAACGGTAAGAGCCACGCCCTTGTCATAGACGGCGGGGATAGCATGCAGCGCGGATTCGTGGCCCTGGTAGATCAGCTTGGAGGTATTGACCAGCACCGGCGTTGCATTGTGGACCTCTCCAAGCGCTATCGGCTTCGGCTTGCCCTGGATATCGGCGGTGCCTTCCACGCCGTTTGGCAGGGTATTGGTCCCGGCATACTTGTTCGACTGCAGCGGGGCAGTGAACGCAATCTGGGTGTCTTTGATCCTGATCGAGATCTCGCCGCCCCCGTTGGAAACGGGTTGTTCCATCGAGCATCCCATCGTCAGCACCACTACCCCTGCCAGCCATTTCCGTATCACAATCGACCTCCCGTCAAATCCGTAATCAAACCAGTCATCCAGTTTCCCATCCCCGTTGGCCAGGACAACCTCGCCATGCCCGATCTGGGACTGCCCCATTGTTTTGCCGTCAGCGAACATCATTATCTTCAGGCTGCCGGGATTCAGCAGCCGGCCTTCATAAAAGGTGTTGGCGGGAGAATCCGTCGGCTTGGTGACAAATCCCCCGGTGGCGTACCGGAATACCTCTGTGCCCTCCCCGGTGTAGGCGGTGATATCTACGGTGTACCCATCCATCAGGCCGTGCCGGCGAACCGTTTGATTTTTTGAGTGCTCTCTGTGGCGTCCGCCGTTCTCTCATTGGCGGCCGCGTTTCTCAGGTGCCCAGCCTGGTTTACCTTGACCAGGGCCTTTACCTCTGCTCTCAAGCCCTTGACCTCGTCCACCAAGTCCTTGTTGTCGGCGGCAGCATTGGTGATGGGGATCCCGTATTTACGCAGAACGCTCATGGAGGGGTAATCGACAACGGCCTCTCCGTAATGGATGTCGGCGGTCTGGTCGAAAGGAATAAAGGCCGAGCCTTTTGCATAGGAGTATCCAGACCCGCCAATATTCTCCCAGTAGTCGTCTTCACTCCAGCCGCGGGCGGCCATCATGGCGGCCTGGCTTGAAAAGCCATTGTTATACCAGTAGGAGCCTCTATCATACTCTGAAGACCCCGTGCCTCCGCCGGTACCAGTGCCGGTACCCGTTCCTCCGCCGCCGGTGCCAGTACCGGTACCCGTTTCTCCACCACCGGTGCCGGTCCCGGTACCCGTAGGGATAATGTAGGACGCTATGATCTTGGCCAGCTGGGCGGTCAGGTTATCCACATTGGTCATCAGGCCGGGCAGCAGGAGAGAGGCCGCTTTTGCAAAATCCAGCTGCGTCTGGAGTCCGGCAAGGGTGGAGTTATACCCCGCCGTGATCGCCTGCTGGGTAGTAAGATTGGCCCGCAGGGTGGTGATCCCGTCGGTCATCTGCTTCATGGTCCAACCCTGGAAGGTCTGGCCGGCGTTGATCATATTGGCGTACACGTCGATGGACGTGCTTATGGTGGATTCCTTGTTTTTTGACAAATCCACGTCTCTTTGAGCCAGGGCCTTGGAGGCGGTCAGGGCCGCGATCTTCTCCGGGGAGTGCAGGGCGTTGTCCGCTGCGACAGCTGCCAGGGCATCGTTCAGCTTGGCCTGGGTCTGGGCGGCGGCCTCTTCCTTGCCTCTCTGCAAGGCTGCTGCAGTTTCGGTATTGTACGCCCCCAGGAGCTCAGCCAACACGCCAGTAGGGCCAAGGGCTGTAATAAGGGCTCCGTCAGTCAGGGCCGTCCTGATATCCTGTAACACCTTGAGCTGAGTTTCCACTCCACTAAGGGTCGGATCGCCAGACAACCCCAGGGCCGCGTTCATGGCTTCGAGGGTCTTGGCCAGGTCGTCCTGGTAGCCCTTGCCGCTGGCATTGTATGCCTTGGAGGCATTCAACAGATCGGTGGCGGCCTGGGGCAATGCCTGCATGTAGGCCAGGTCATGCGGTCCGGCCTGCAGCGCGGCAAACTTGGCCTGGGCCTGATTGTAGAGCGCCTCCGGAGAGAGGTTGGCCAGCGGGCCGGTCATGATCGTCTTCATGCTGTTGGCGATCGCGATCTGCGCGTCGACCATGCTCATTGCGGCTGTTTTGGCTGCGTCCACGATCTGGGAGATGGAGCTAGTGACCACACCGGTGGCCTTATTAACCGCCGCTGCCCATTCCTCGTTCTGGATTATCTGCAGACGGGTGGTATCCATGCCGTCCAGGATGGCCTGCTTCAGCTCATCCTCCTGTTTGATGCGCAGGCTGAACAGGTCGGAATTGCCGAGATCCAGTACGAGCTGGCGGGCGGTCAGATCATTGTTGTACGTCCGGGTAGTCTCGGCCAGTTTGGCGGCCTGGTCCTGTACGGTACCGAAGGCGGTGGCCACGTCCATCAGGGTGGCGAAGGTTCTGGCGCCTTCTTCCGAGGAGGTATTCAGTCCATCCACCAGGGCGGCAAACTCGGCCCGTGTCTGGGGGACGGCGATATTCAGCTCCTGGAAGGCCAGATTGACCTGGCGCTGGGCCTGGGCGGCCGTGGCAGTCTCCCGCTGCAGAGGGGTAAGGATGGCGGTCAGGTAATCCTGGGTTTTTTGTTTGAAGGCGTCCGCCCCGCCCATCAGGGTCTCCAGGTTGTAGGCCAGGTCATTGATGGCACCCGTGGTGGGGATCAGCCGCGCTCCCATCAGGGCCAGGTTGTCGTTGCTATTCATCACGGCGCTGGACAGGCGGCGAAGCGTATCGGAGGCATTCTCCCCGCCCAGGCTGAGTGCCGCCAGCCCCGGCATGGTTTTGGCCAGGGCATCCGCAGCGGCCTGCATGACCGCTTCCCATTCCTTCTGGATATCTTCCGGCTTCTTGCCGGCGGTATCCACTTTCATCAGGGGCATATTGGCATTGGCGAACCCGGCCTCTGTGGACCCGGCGCTGATGCCGAAGGCGGCGCCGCCGGTCATCAGGTCATTTTTCAGGCCGGCGAAGAACTGCTGCATCCCCTTGGCAAAGGCCGGATCGACGTTGTTGCCATACTCAGTCTGGTCCCAACTGGAGCCGAAGAGGCCGCCGTTCTTGTGGTACTGGGTGAAAGAACCGGTGTCGAACTGGCCGCCGGTCATGCTGCCGGTGAGGCCCCCTCCGGAAACGGCCTTATCCCCGCCGAACAGCCCGGCCATGGTCTGGTTCCAGAGGGTGCCCACATCCATCTTGAAGAAGGCACCCACGGAGGCCTTATCCAGATTGAGGAAGTTCATGATATTGCCGCTGGAGGTGGTCAGATCGGCTTTGCTGGTATCGGTAAACCGGCCAGGAGCGATCTGCATCAGCATCGTAATGACGGTAGACTTGAACATCTCGCTGACGCTCAGAAAGCTGTCTGCTGCGCGACCCAGGGCCAGGGCGGCATTGTCCATGCTGCCGGCTATTTTATCCAGCTGGGTCGAGTTTTGGGCTTCTTTGGTGGTCATGTAGGGGGCGTTTACGCCGGCACCTGCCCCGGAGCCGGTGGCGCCGCCACTGCCGAAGCTGCCGGAGGGCATGGTAGGAGCAGAGGCCCCGCCGCCGAAGGTGGTGGATGCGATCTTGGTGATCTGCATGACACCCAGCACTCCGGCCGCGATGGATCTGGCCCAGGCGGCAGGTGTCCAGCCATCCGGACTGGCGATCTGCGCTATGATGGCCGTGGCGGTGGACATGATGGCTGCGCCCAGACTGTACAACTTGGCCGTCTCGAATCCCTTGCGACTGGTTTGATCCTGGGTACTGGCCAGTTCGCTAAACATCTGGCCAGCCAGACCGGTGTACTGACCGACCAGGGAGAGACGGGATCTAAAGGACTCGTCATCCAGCTTATTCTGGTCGATGGTCTGCTGTTTTTCCTTCAGCGTGCGGGTGGTCGTGCTGGCCAGCATCTGCTTCTGCAGGGCGGAATAAACGGTCAGACTCGGCACGCCCAGGGCAGCTTCGGCCGCCATGGCCTCTTTGATCTTGTTGGTCCGCTCATCGATCAGATCAAATTCTTTCTGATAACGGGCCGCCATCATGGCCGTCTGCTGGGCGTATGGGTCCGTGACCACCCCGGTGGACGCATCGACACCAACCTGGCTGGCGGCCAGGTCTTTGTTTTGAAAATTGAGTTCCTTGAGTGAAATGCCGGTCAGCTTGGCGACCGCGCCCTCAATGGCGGAGACGTAGACCTCGGCAGTGACCCCGAAGGCATCACCGGCCTGGGTAAACGCCAAGGTGGCTTTGTGGACATCGTCGGCAAAGTTATGCAGAGGTCCCTCATCGCCTTTTTTGCTCAGGGTAAAGACCTGTTTAATGGCCTGTTCAACCTGGTCGATTTCTTTTTTTCCTTCGTGCCAGTTGGCAGTCAGGCCTTGCCAATATTCGGCATCGGCTTTCTTGGCTTTTTTTGTGGCATCTTCCAGTCGCAGATTGGCCTCGATCTGATCGCGGTACCCGGCCAGCTGTTTCAGATCGACACCCTGTTTCAAGGCCTCGGCCATGCCTGCCTTAGTGGTTTGCCCGATGGTATTTTGCAACTGTTTGTATTCCAGGTTGAGCGCGGCGATCTTGCTGGCCAGTTCATCGGTGGCTTTGTCGGATTTTACGGCATTCAGCTGCCACTGGTTAAAGGCCGTGACCAGGTGATCGGCCTCTTGCTGGGCGGCCTTCAGATCCTTGGCGGCCTCCACTGCGGCGGCTGCCCGTGCTGCAGCAGCCTCTTTGGCCAGGCGATCCTGTTCGCGCTTGATCCCGTCGGCAATGGCGGCCTGGTCGTTCTGGTAGGGTTTGGCCTGGGAAGTTGCCGTGCCGTTTACGGCATCGGCCAGGGTGCCGGCCAGGGCCTCATCGCGGGTCCGTTTGATAGCGGCATACTTGGCGGTGATGGACTGCAGCTGTGCCTGCTGTTTCTCTTCATCACCAAAGGGGTTGACTGTGGCCTTGAATCGCTCGTAGGCCTCGGCGGCCAGGTCCCAGCCCGTCATCAGGCCATGCACCATGTAAACGCCGGCCTTGCGCACGATCTCGAACTTGTCACTGAGGGCCTTGCCGATCTCCCAACCCAGCATGAAGGCGCTCAGCACTCCGAAGACCGTCTTGACAGAGAGCAGGCCAACGGTGGCAACACTGGAGGCGGTGGCGACAGATTCCCCGAACAGGCCCACCTGTGTGGCCGTTATAGTGGCTTGCGCGCCGGTCAGACTCAGGTTGGTTTTCAACAGGGCCAGCACTCCGGAAAAGATCCCGGCCCCGGCCGCGAATCCGCCCGTGGCGGCGGTGGCCAGGATCATGGTGGCTGTGTAGGCCGTGATGAACCCCACGGCATAGAGCAGCCCCTGGGTAAAATCCTTGATCACCATTTTTGCCGCGTCCAGCTCCTCGGTATGGCTGCGCACCCACTTCATGCCGCCCGATACGGTCTGATAAAATAACGTGGCGGACACTGTCAACTCCGGGAGGAACAGGTTGCCCAGGGCCAGCCTCAATTCTTCCACCGGGCGCTTCGAGGAGGAGATCTGTTTGGAAGCCAGATCCATCGACTTCTCATACAGCAGCATCAAGGGCTGGGTCTTTTCCAGGACTTCATTGAACATCAGCAGGTGACGCTGGTGGCTGTCGACAGCGGTGGCGGCTTCTCCGGTGGCCAGTTTGTTTTCCCGCAATACATCGCGCTGCATCACATTGATGCCCAGGGTATGCAGCTCGACCACGTTGCCGGTCACCAGGGCGCGGATCATCTTGTCCAGGGCCTGGGATGAAGAGATCGTTTCGCCGGTCATCATCTGGTAGCTGATGGCGGCGCCCTGGGCGGCCCGGCCCAGTTTGTTGAGCTGATCCAGGGGCAGTCCGGCTTTCATGAATTGCGCAACGGCGTTGGTGGATGAATTGGTGGTAATGCCGAGATCCCGCAGGGAGTCGCGGTACTTCATGGCCTCTTCGGATGTGCGCCCCATGGTATTGGCGATGACGGAGAGAGCCCGATCGGCCTGCTCCACGTTGGCGGCAAACATGACCGTTTCCTTGGCTTTTTGGAAGATCTCCCAGGAGGCATAGGCAGCAGCAACGCCCCGGATCGCCGAGCCGAGATCGCCGAGCGAAGAGGACATCTGTCCGGTGGCCGTCTGGGTGCCCTGGGCCATGCGGTCGGTGGCGCTGGTCGTATCCCTGGCCATCTTCTCGGTGGCGGTGGTGGCGGTTACGGCAAAGCTGCCGATGGAGGTCTCAACGGTCTTGGTGGTAGTACCCACGGAAGCCGTTGCGTCCTCCACCTGCTTCAGCGCCCCGGTAACCTTCCCCTGGCCGTCCACTTCCAGGACTAATTTTAAGGCCGCCAAACCTGCCATTAAATCCACCTTAAACCTGCAGTTAATTACTTCTTATCCGGTTTATCCTTCTTGTCCTTTTCTGACTGCACCTTGAACCAGATCCCGTCCAGCCGCTTGACCTGCTCTATCTCCCAGGGAGTGGGCTCGGTTTCCATCAGCGCGGCCCAAGCGGCGATCTCCTGAAACGTGATGGGGGCGGGACCGAACCCGCCCCCTCTTGTGGCCGAGAGCTGCAGAAACCAGCTCCAGATATGTTGTACCGTCGGGTAAAGCTTCGGCTCTTCCTCCAGGACCTTGGCAGCCGTCTTGCTCCGTTTCCGGGCCTGGCGGAGATGGGCCGAGACCGTGCTGCCGTCATCCTTTTCTTCGTTGTTGCGGAACTGCCACTCGGCATATTCGGCGATGTGCTCGCTTAGGGCCTCTTCGCACTCGGCAAAAAATCGCGTCTGTCACCGATTTCGCTGTCGATCTGCTCGCGGATCCAGGAGAAGCCGAGGTCGCTGTAAATCTCAGCGGCAGCTTCGGGGCTGAAGGGAATAAAATCACCCTCATTTAGTTCGATCTCCTTGCGGACACCGGTGACCTTACCCTCGGCGTCCACTACATCCTCATCCCAGCCGGTAGTCAGTGCGACCAGCAACTCCAGGTTGTTGGCTTCGGTTTCTTCGGGGGTCGGGAAATACATGCCGCGCCTGTTCTTTTTCTGCTTTTCCAGGAGATCAGCCTGCTGTTTGCGCTGGATACGCTTAAACTCCTTGGAATCGCTGCCCAGGACGTAAAATCGTTTTCCGATAGATACCTGTGTCGCCGGATGCAGCAAAGCTACAGCCCGGCCCTTGTTTGCCGCTACTCCTGTGTTGAGTGACTTCAAATCCATAACAAATCTCCTTGTGTGGTGTATGGGGGCAATACCCCCGGATAAGTAAAGAAGGCGGTAAGGAGACTGGCCGGGCCTCCGGCCTCCATAGGAGTCAGAGGCCCCGCCAATCCCTTACGGGATGCGTTGAATCTCGATGCAGGTGGCCGTGGCGGTGTGGTAGTTGGCCTTGAAGGTGCCGGTCTCAACGATGGTGCTGTCGGTAGTGCGCTTGTTGCCGGTGTACTGGATGGCGTTCATGATGAAGCGCATGGACTTGCCGCCCGGCAGGCCGGTACCCAGGAGAAAGTTGACCGATGATTCGACGCCGGCCAGGTACTTCTTCTTGAACTCCTGGTTCTCGAAGAACACTGAAAGATCGCCGGTCAGCTTGATGTCGGTGTCGGGCTTGATACTGGCTGCTGCCGCCGCGCCGGGGGTCAGGATGGTATAGGTGGCCTTCATGCCGTTATCGAAGCTGATCTTGACACCGGTGGCCTCAGCCTGGTCGATCGAGCCTTCGCTGATGTCACCCTCATAGGAGGCAAAGGGATCATCGGTACCGGCCGGGGTGGGGACTCCCAGGGAGGCCAGGGCGATACTCTTGCCGGCTCCGGCCGCTTCGGTCACCAGACCGGCGGCGGTGGCGCAGGTGATGACGGTGTCGGCCACGGCGCTGATCAGAAAGGTGCCGTTGTTGGCAGGGTTGGTGAAACCGCTGGTGATCATGTTCATCCCCACCAGGAACGGCGCAGCCGGGAGCAGGAACCCGCCGGAAGCGCAGGTGAAGGTCTTGCCGCCCGAGTTGATCGCAATGGCCGCGTTGGCCATGCCGGCCAGGACGCAATCGCGGGCCAGGCCCTTGAAGGTACCGGTAACGATCTTCTCGGGGGAAATATCCAGGTCGAACCCGCCGGTCACACAGCCGTTGTATTGCTCGAACAGGTTGGCATCCGGATTGAAGTCCTCGAAGGTGGAACTGCGGAACAGGTTGCCGACGCGCAGCCTGTCGATGGCGGTCTTGATGGTAGCGGCGGCCCCGGACTCATCCGCCAGCCCTGCGGCGGTGCTGCAGGTGACCACCAGGGCCGTGACGGCACTGATGATGAAGCTGCCGTTGTTGCCGGGGGTGGTGAAACCGCTGGTAATGATCTGCTGGCCGACAACATAACCGTCGGTCAGGAACGATCCTGCAGCGCGGGAAAAGGTCTTGCCGGCAGCCGCCACGGTGATGGCCGTGGTAACGGTGGCCAGCGGTGCCCAGGTACCGCCCAGGACTTCCTCGAAGAGATCGTCGAAGTCGCCGTAGGAGAGCTGGAAGGGAAGCGTGAACTGGCCCTTCTTGTTGCCGGGACGCGACTTACGCGTCATGCGATCGGGTTTTTTCTCGGCGCTGTCGATGGTGCCGGGATCCACGCCGAAGTCGTAATTCTTGAGGGCGCGGACTTCCTTCATGACCGGCACCGCCGGCGTAAGGCCGAAGTTGACTTCGCGGACCTTTGACAGCCCACGGGTTAAACCTGAATAAGACATGTGATGCCTCCTTTAGTAAGGTAGAAATTTATTTCGTTACCGCACTTATCCTGGGGACCAGGGCTACTTGATCTCTCGTTTAATTTCGAATCTGATGGCGTAAGCGCTGATGCCGTTTACCGTATCGAGCAGGTCCAGCGAAACCGGCCAGAGCATGCCACCCTGGGTCTTCAGGCCGGTGAGCCCGCCGACTATCTCGGGATCTTTGGAAACCGGCTTGACCACGGCCTCGATCAGGCCGTAACCCTGGGTGGTGGATATCTTGCGGTCCTTCAGACACTGGTAGATGACGATCACATCCCAGCCGAGCGTCGCCATGGAATCCTTGGCCGGGGTGGTGACCGGCGGGCTGAACAGCCCGGATGCCAGGGCCACGTGGGCGGAGGGTGTCTTCTGGGGCTGTTTGAGCAGATCCTCCAGGTTGCCCTGCCAGACCCCGCGCTCCTTGAAGGCGGTGATCCTGTCCAGGGCGTCCAGCATGTCGTTCTGCAGTTCGGTCAGCATCAGAAGTCCTTGAGCGTGTCGCGGCTCATGATTCGTTCCGGACCGGAGAAAGATACAACTCTATTACTCGTTGGTGTTGCGTCCGGAACAGTATCAAAGAGCGGCATCCGGCCGTCCTGGATGCGGGCCAGCAGATTGAGGGCCGTATCGCGGCGATCCTGGACACTCTTGGGGATATCGAACTGCGGCTTGGTGGCGTAGATGCCATAGACCGCCAGATCGGCGGTGATGGTAACGGCCAGGTCAGGTACCGGGGAAAGCGGGAGGGTGTACCTGCCGCGCAAGTACCCCTCCACCAGTACCGTGGCATCCTGGATGCAACCGTTGACCATATCCTCATCGATCACGCCCAGGTTGCCGTCATCGGTCAGCTGGATCAGCGTATCGGTGGGGATGCGTTTCTTTTCGATGTCAGCCAGGACGCAGTAGGACATGGGTTATTTCTTCTTTTCGGGAACGATCTCTACCAGGAGAACCGGCTCGGCCTGCAGCTGTTTCATTTGCTCCTTGGTAAAGGCGTCATCGGCATATTCGGCCGGTACCCTCGTATGGGCGATGCCGGCGCGGCGGAAGCCGTCTATGGATGAGGTAATGCGAATCATATGAACTCCTTATTGAGAGATGAGATAAACCGTTGAGGGCTGAGAGAAGCTCATCGCTCATCTCTCAACCCTCATCCGGGTTTAGACTGATCCGTCGCTACCGTAGATCAGCTGCCAGAAACCGTAGCCGCCGGCCGCCCGTGCTTCGGCGCCGAACTTGAATTTCTTGCGCATGAAGACGTCCTCGGCCTGGGGATCGATCTGCTGGACAAAGACCGGCTTCTTGCGCTCCTGGTAGATGAACGGCTTGATCGGCTTGCTGGTGTCGAGCAGGAACCAGGCGGTATCCGAGGTCAGACGTGCATCGCAGAGAACTTCCATGGTGCCCTTGTAGGGATTGGCCTTGCCGTCATCCAGGCGGTCATTGTTCATCAGGACATTGGCTATGTCCTCCAAGGCCGGCGGCACCAGCAGGAGATTCGGCTTGATGTTCAATGGGCGCCCTTCGTCATCGGTGAACTTCTTCATGGCGGTGCGGGACGCACCCAGGGAAGCGATGGCGCCCGCCTGGGTCGTACAGACCAGCTTGGCCGTGCCCTTGTTGGAAACGCTCTGCACCACGCCGTTCGCATCCGTGACCGGGTGATCGACATCGACCATGTACTGGCCGTCGAAGCAGGTTTTGGTGAAGACACCGTTGGCCAGGTCATAGACGATCTCATCCGGCAGCTGCTTGGCGGAGTAGCCGGCCATCTCGGCCTGGGGGGCATAGATGCCGAGCTCGTCATCGTCGATGTCATTGCGGTCGACTTCGACCGTCGCCTCGAAATCATCATTGGTGACGGTGTAGTTGAAGGCGGCCAGCGCCTTGACGGCCTTTTCGCCAAACCACTTCTTCATGCGCGGGAAATTGGCCAGCCACTTGTAGTCATTGGTCTTCGTACCGGACGGGACCAGCATGGCGATCTTGTTCCAGGTGGTAGGCGTCGCATCGAAGCACCGGTTGAAGGTTGTCTTGAGGTTGACGAAGATGTTGTTGAGGGTGCTGGCATTGACGATCATGCCCCCGATACCGACGAATAGCATGCCGCCGGCAGCGGGCTTCACGTTCGCCAGAGCGCCATGGGGGCAGAGGATTACTGCCAGCATCAGCAGGACCACCCAGCTGAAAAGGATTGAGACTTTAGAAAACAGGTTTTTCATTGCTTATTCCTCCTGGGGAATTTGATGTGATGGTTACTCTACCCAAACGCCGTCTGAGTCGAGCTGGATCACCTTGCCGGCGATGGACTTGCCGGTGGCGGTGTGGCTGACGGTCTGATCGTCCTCGATGTAGCAGGTTTTGCCCAGGTCGGCCTGGACAACGGCATCCGTACCGCTGTTCTTCCATTTGAAAGCCTTCTTGCGGCGCACCGTAACGGTGAGCGCGCCATCAGCCCCGGCGCTGTTATCGACACATGCTTCGGAGCGGCCCAGGTAGTTCAGGGTGGTGGCTGTGGCTCCAGGGGTTGCAAATCCGGTTGCATTGGCTGCCACAAGAGATCCGGCGAAGATCTTCTTGCCGGTGGCCACGGGTACTACAACCAATTCCCCGTCCTTGAAGGGGGTGTTTCTGTCTGCGGTCAACGTCATGGTAAAACCTCCTTAAACATGATGAGAGTTGAGTGGTGATTGATTATTTCCCGTATTTGGCGATGTCCTCGACGCTGTTACCGAACATCTCAGCGACTTTGATCTGCTCGGCGTTGAGGGCCGTATCCGTGGAAGAGGGATCTTTCCTGTCCAGGTTGCTGGCGTCAGCTACGACCGGAGCTGCGCCAACGAAGGCCTTGAAGCGCTCCAGGCCGCCTTCCTGGCGACACTGGGCAACGTGGTACTCCTTGGTGGCCGGGGTGATCTTGCCGGCGGCCAGGGCGGCGGTGACCTCGCTGTTGATGGCGGTCTCCAGTGCTTCGGTGGCCTGGGTTTTGAGTTTGGCTTCGGCGTCGTTGGCGCGGTTCAGCGCCAGCTCGTAGTCGGCCTTGGGAACGAACTTGTCCAGGGACGGGGAATTGGCCGAGTTGAGGGCGGTTGCCTGATTGGCCTTCATCTGGGCAATGTGATTGAGCGCGGCGGCGAAGGTTGTGCCCGCCGGCAGTCCGAGTGCTGCCAACATCTGTTCAAGCTCCATGGGTGATGCCTCCTTTTGTCTGTCTTCGCGGTTAAGGGCGGGAATGGTGAAATTGGGTGTATTGGTCAAGCCGACACTCTTGATGCCGACGATATTCATGGTGGCCTTGTCGAAGACGATGGCCGGGGAATAATAGGAGTACTCCTTGTTCAGTACCATCTCGGTGCCCTTGGGCGTCCAGTCGGTTTTTGTCCAGATCGATCCATCCGGGCGCGCCTCCAGGGCCGTACACCAGGCCACGGCCGGGGCCGGCTCACCCTTGGGGGCTTTCAGCTCGGTGGCGTGCTCCAGGTCGATGGGGATCCTGAGACCGCGCTCCTGGAAGAAGCTGACCACGCCCTGGGGATCGGGGTTGTTCCAGGAGCGGCCATCGCGACCTACGACACGTTTGCCCGGCGGGATCAGCATCAACTCGGACGGTGGTGTTACGCCCGTCGAGGTCAACTCGAAATTGAGCGCCACGATCCCGTGATCGGCCGCCATGCTGTTCAGGGCCGTTGCCAGCCCGCTGTTGTCTACTACCAATATCCGCATTCGTTGTCTCCTGGTTGGCGACTGTACCAGTCGCCTTTATGGGATACATTTAAAGCCGGTTTAATTCCTGCTATCTGCCCCACTTTTTTTATCCGGGCCAAACCTCACGCGCGAGGCAAAATGGAACCGTCTTAAACACGTCTTTAACTCCGCGCGTGCGGGGGTGAGTGGCATTGGCTCGGTATGTTGACCGCCTGACCACCCCGGTCGCCCCTCACGGGGCAAATTTGCGCGTTTACGCTTTGCCCGTATTCAGGTAGGTCGTGAGCTTCCCGACCACCATGTTGCGATCGCCATCCCCCAGCTCCATTCCATCGGCCGTATTGCGGGCCAGGTAGGGTCGGGCCGGTATGCGGACCTTGCGGCCCCGGCCGGCCAGGCCGCCGAACTGCTGGATGCCGGCATAGGGGATGCGGCCGCTGGTGCCGATGGTCAGACTGGTGTCGTCCGCCTGGTAGTGGATATCCCCGCGCAGCGCCCCGGTCATATAGAGGATCTTCTTGTTGTCCAGGTAGCGGGTGAAGGCGGCCCGCCAGCGGCCGTCCTGTGTGTATGCCTGGTGGCGCTTGTAGCCCTTGCGGGTACCGACGAATCCCAGGTAATTGGAGAGCACCTTGGTCGGCAGCCACTTGTTACCGTCCGGATCCGTCTCGGTCTCGAAGCGGTTATCGACCCGCTTGATGTATTCATCACCGATCCGGTTGAGACAGTCATGCAGGTTTTCATAACGAGTCCGGATGCTCGTGAGGAGCTGGTTCGCCTCGCGGTCATCCAGGTAAATTCTGACGAACTCGTTGGCCATCAGGCGACCTCGATCCCTTTGGCGGCCATCTCGGCCCGCAGCCGGTCGCCGATATCCGGCGGCAGGGAAATGATCTTGTCTCGCAGCACTTCGTAGTCATGCTGCTGCCCGGCCTGCCCGACGTTGTAATCCCAGCCCTTGTCGATGCCCACGGGTGCGCCGGTCTTGGGATCGATAATATGATCAGCGGCCGGGATGTTGCCGGCAGCCACCGCTGCCCGGTACTCTTCGGCCGTAGCCCGATAGACGGTGCAGTGGCAGCCCCATCCGTTGGGCGGGAAATTAGTAGCCCACCAGGGATCGTCCGCCGGCAGGGTGATTCCGTTCCAGGCTACGTGCCAGGGACGCGGGTGGCGCACGCCGTCGGCATGCCGGTAGACCAGGTAGACAACCTCGCCGGCGGGCACATCGGTCAGCTGCTGCCAGCGGCCGGCCATGTAGGAGGTGCGCACGTTGGTGTTGTAGATCAGCTCGGATCGCCAGTTGCGGCTGCCGTTGTAGCTCCAGCCATGCTTGGCGACGATGCTGTCGAACTGCCCCTGAAAATCAGCCAGGGTCAGTTTGCCATCGATGGCCGATTGCACGGCGGTCCGGAAGTCGGCCAGCAGGTCGGCCTTTTGCGCGCCCGCCACCATGAAGCCCTTGGCGTGCTGCTCTTTCCAGAGGTCATCCCAGACGGCCGTGGGAATATCGAGCTTGGCCTGGAAGAACTGCGAAGCCTCTGCAAAGGGCAGATCAAAAACGCTTTGATATTCTTCGTCGGTCATCGGCTACATCCCATCCTGGACTTCAGAGCGCCCGGCGCAATCAGCCAGTCCCGTGGCCTGGGCGATGATGCCGCCCAGGTCGGCCGGGTCCATATCACCATAGGCGGTTATGATGCGATCGCGCAGATCCTCCAGGCTGGTGGCTGACTCGGTTAGTTGACGCAGCTTCTCAACCCAGGGATCCGTGAAGGTCATGGCATCCTGTCCCAGTTTAGTGGCCAGCAGGTTGGACGGATCAATCGCGGGAGCGGTTTGCTCGGAATTGGTGGCGACCACCGGTTTTTTACCATCCGGGACGATTGGTGCCGTTAGATCCATCGGGACTGGGGGCGGTACGGCAGCTGGCGCCAGGCATTCGGCATCCTTGGCCGGGTCGCTGAAACCGAGCTTATCGCGCACCTCGCTCATCTCCACCCTCAGCCCCAGAGGCACCAGTATCCCCAGTGCTTCGGACATGACCGGGATATCGGCCCGCTCGGCCTCGCGGAAGCAGACCCGCGGGTATTCGTCGCGAGGGCCATGGTTCAGATCGATGTACGGCCTGACCAGGTCACGGCCCAGGGTCTCGGCCAGCTGCTCGGCATCGGCATCGCGGATATCCTCGCGCACGTCGTTATGCACGGCGGCCTGTGCCTTGGATGAACCGTCATCGGCGGTCATGGTCTGGCCCAGGATGGCCTTGCTCATCTGTTTGTCGAGCCAGGTGGCCAGCTTTTCAAACAGCTCCTGCCCGCCGGTGGACTTGGCCGATTCAATGAATTCAATCAGCATCCCCTCCGGGATCACGGCGGCAGCATCGCTGCCCAGGTTGGCCACGGCCGAGCGCAGGATGGCGATGTTGTCTTCCGTCTCCCCTGGGCGGTACTTGCCCAGGCGCAGCGGCATGCCGAAGACTTCACAAAACGCCATCCAATCCTTGACGGCGTAGTTTTTGAAGATATAGGTCCAGGCTGCCAGGCGGGCCAGGCCGCCCCGGATCGGTATGCCGGTCTTCAGGCGCGGGGTGTGGACGATGAACTTGTACGGCTCCAGGGGAATGCCGTTCATCAGGTCCGCTTCATCCTTCAGGCGCAGTTCGCGCCGGGTGACCAGGTCGTAGTGGAAGAAGCGCGGATCCCGCCATTCGAAGCGGCCCGGCATCCAAGGCGTTTTTGACTTGTCCCACATGATCTCGTTGACGCTGTACCCCTTGCCCAGGGCATCCAGGCAATCCTCTACCATGCCCTTGGCATTGGGATGTTTGAACAGTGTCCGGATCTCATCGGCCAGGGCAACATCCTCGGGTTTATCGGTAACCGATTCGATCACGATCGGCAGCCGGGCCACGGCACGCTTGCGGGTACCCAGGACAGAGGCGTAATGGAGATCCTTTTCTTCCATCTCCTCGCCCAGGGACAGGAATTCATCGGCCTGACCTTCGGTGGCGTTTTTGAGCAGGGTGGCCAGGCGGGCCGGGGTCAGCCCGCCGGTGACATAACTGTAATTCCAGACCGAACGGATACCGGTCAGGGAGGGCGCGGCCAGTTCCTTGTCCAGGACGGTCTTGTTGATCGGGCGGTTATATGCGTCGTACAGGGTTACGTCTGCCATCACCTGGCTCCTTGTTGTTGTCCTATGGCGTGTCCGAAATGAAAGCCGCAGCAGAATGTACAGCGGTAGATGTGAAGGAACCCGCCACGTGTCTTTCCGGATCGAATGAGTGAATGCATAGCATCCATAGCCAGTACACGTGATTCAAAACGCTGCTTCCGGCCGCATTGTTTGCGGCGAAGGCAACGCTTGCTGGCCATTACCAGCAGCCTTCCTGCCGGCCTACGCCGTGGTTGGTACTGATGCGCCCAAACAGATCGGCATTATCGGACTTCTTGACGCTGTCATAGCTGTATTTAATAGGGCCGGTGTTACCTACTGCATGTATTGCCAGCGCCAGCGCCCAGAAGCGGTCGGCATGGCCGTTTTCACTCCGTTCGGCGGTGAAACGTATGTTGCCGGCAGCGGTTGTTTCCTTGGTGACGGCTCGCAGATCCGCGCGGACCTCCGGGTCAAACGGTATACGCAGTTTCTTGTCTTCCATCTTGCCGCGCACCGGGTAGGCCATGGCCTCTTTGACCTTTGGGGTGAAGGTGACGCATTCCACCCGGTATTCCCCAAACTGCTTCTGGGCGTCATCGCCCCAGCCGATTCCCAGGCCGGTATAATCCAGGCAGCAGCGGTTGAGTATCTTCATCCAGGGCCAGAGCACCTTTTCCTGGTCGGGCTTGCTCATATTCTTGAGGGTAATGACCATGCGGGTGTAGAGCACATCTCCCAAAAGCTCCAGCACCCAGAGGACGGTCAGGTCTTTCTTGCGGCCGATATCCAGCCCGGCATAGAGGTTGCCGGTGGGACGCTCCGGAAGCTCTATTTCCCACTTTTCGGCAGCCGGATATTCGCAGCCGGCAATCAGATCGTATTCCAGGAAAGCGGTATCATCATCACCCGGCACACACATGTATTCCTGTTGGAACGACTCCTCGTCGGCGCAACCGGCCTTGATGAAATCGAAATACTCCTTTTCATCCATTGCCTGCTGCTCAGCGTCTTGCGGCAGCGCCTGCTGTAATTTGTAGAGAAAACCCTGGTCCAGGGCATCCTGAAGGGTGACCCGGTGCAGGCTGATCTTCTTGGGATTGTTTTTCTCCAGGATCTCGCGGATCAGCAGGTTAAAGAAATTCTTACTGCCACGGTGGGTGGAGATGACTTCCATGAATCCGCCCCAGGTCAGACCGGGGTAGGCGATTGACCACATCTGCCGGGGATCATTCAACAAGGCAAATTCATCCAGGATACGGCCACCACGTTTGCCTGCCTGTGCATCCGGGTTGCTGCTCATGGAGTAGATCCGCTTTCCCGAGGCAAAAGACAGTACCAGGGCGGTCAGCTTCTTTTTGGCGTCAATGACCACCTCACCCAGATCATCGGCGGCCAGGGAAAAGACCTGTGCCCACATCTTGCAATCTTCCAGGAACAGCCGGGCCTGGATCTCATCGCGGCTGGATACCCACTGGTCCCATTTGGACCCTTGTTTCGCGGTCCGCTCGACCGCCGGATAGGCCGTGCTCCAGGACAGGCCGATCTGCCGGGATTTTTCCATCAGCTTCAGTCGGCTGGTATCGTTAATCCAGCGCTCCTGATAGGGCAGAAAAAGGCCGTCCGGATTGGGCGGCAGTATCCTGGCGTTGCCTTGTTTCAATTGGCCATCCTCAGTACGTCACGTCTGATGATCTGGATAGTTTCATCGGAAATACCAGCCTGTTTGGCGCTGGTCTCCACGGTTTTTACTGCATCCTGGAGGGCCTTCTCCCGCTCCTGTTTGCGGATCTCGTTATCCCTCTTGACGTTGTTGGTGGCTGCCGACTCCAAGCGCTGCATGGTCAACGACAGTGCCTTGACCTGCTCGATGACGGCAGGCAGGTTGGTCTCTTCATCCTCCAGGTCGATATCGATCAGCTTTTCGGTCAGATCGTAGGCCAGTGTCCGCAGGATCTCGTTGATCATCAGTCCGGACTGCCCCTGGGGCGCGGCCCCGACCTTGGCGATGAACATCTCGCTGACTTCGCGCTGCTGCCGGATACGGCCATCCACTTTTTTCCAGCGCATGGCGGCCCGGTTGACCGATGACTTGGTGACGCGCTCCGGAAGGTCCAGTTCGATCAGCAGCTCGTTAGTGCGATCGGTGGCCTGTTCCTGGGTGATCCGCGGATCCTGGAGCCACTCGCGGAGCTGGATCTTGATCTCGGGCGGCAGCTTGTCGATGGTCGATGGCGTGGACACGATCAACACCTCGGCCCTGGGCGCTGGACGCCCGGAACGGTGGCGGCGCCGGTGGCGACATCCAGGCCGCGCTCGGTCAGGGTGACACGCACCGAGCCTGATTCACCCAGGGGGACCTGCGTGATCAAACCCTGATCCGCCAGCCAGGCCAGCTCGGTCCGGACACGATCGCGGCTGACGGTTTGGCCCCACTTGCCCAGCACCATCTGCAGCACGCTGTCGTTGCTGGTGTAGCCGTTGGTCTGCTCCAGCTCGCGCAGCATGATCAGGCGGATGTTTGCGGTGACGACATCGACGTAAGGCAGCATTATTTTCCCCCTCCATGCAGCAGCAAGAACTTGTTCATCATTTCGGTAATATTGGTGAGGCCCGGCAGGGCGCCTGCGATCTTGCCGACGTCAGTGCGAACATCGGCTATCTGTGACTTGACGATGTTGACCTGGTCGTGGACGGCGTCCAAATCGCGCTTTTTCGGCAGGGACTTGAACTCCCCCTCAATTTTGACGATCAATTCTTTATGCTGGGCCAGCCGGTCGTTGTGGCCGTCAACCCTGGCATCCATATGCAGGTGGCTGCTGCAGCCCGTCGGGATATTCTTCAGTTTTGCCGAGAGCGCGGAGATTCTTTCCTGTGTCTCCACTTTATGCGCGGCTAGATCCTGGGTGGCTTTTGCTGTTTGGGTGGCTGTGCCGGCAAGCTTCTCCTCGAAGGCGGCCAGATTGCGCTTCAGCGACCAGCGGATCAGGCCGATCAGGAATCCGCTCCAGATGCCGATCAGCGTCGTGATAAAGCCGATCATCGGCCAGGTTACGGTTATGGTCATCTACAGTGCCCTCCAATGGTCATGAATTTCATAATCGCCCTGGCATGATACGCAGCGGGTACAATCGGGAACTGCCAGGCGGCGCTTTTCAGGGATCTCGATATCGCAGTCTATGCAAACCGTACCACCCCCGGCCCCTCCTAACACAGGAGGGGAGGTCCCTCTTTGCCTCCGGAAGTGTTCGGCCAGGTCATCCTCCAGGAGCCGATCGCAGACTTCCTGGGTGCGGGCCATCTCATCGGGCATTTCCGGCTCCGCGATACCCGTTCAACAGGGTTTCAAGGTAGAGCGCGTAGCCAGCCAGCTCCTCCAGGGTGGTCTCATAGGCTTTGACCACGTCTGCAGCAGGCGAGTCGGGCCGCAGTCTGCCCACGGCCAGGTGCGGGCGGGTTACCTGGGGCGGCGGCGTGCAGGGTACGGGGATCGGCACCTCGACCGTGGCCGGCAGGGTGGAACATCCGGACAGGAGCAGGGCCAGGCAAATTGCAACGATGCTATTCTTCATTCTGGCCCTCCCAGTGTTTGTTGAACTTGATGGCCTGATCAGCGCCCCACTGCACCGCTTCGGGGCAGGCGACGGGTACCGGCAGCAGGGTGATGGTGCGGATGCGCTCGGTGGTGACAACCCGGACCTTCTCGGCCCGCTGTGACGCTTCCACGGCCCGGTGGGCCTGTATCTCGGCGGCAGACTTCCAGGTGCTTATGGCCCGGTTCTGTGTAGCGATTTTGTCGCCCAGAGACTCCTGCCGCGCCTTGGCCGCGTCGAGGTGGGCGGCCTGGATCTTTACCTCTACGCCCAGGCCGAGGCTGGTGACCAGCAACCCGGCTGCAACATACAACAGCGCCGAGATGCCCCAGGGAGTGCTGCCGATTAAGCCGATCAGAGAAGAGATCATGTCAGTCCACCGTCCTGTCTATCCATGATCGAAAGAACTGGGCCATCTTCGGTTTGCGATGAACCAGGTTGACGTAGAACTTGACCCGCTTCATGCGGATGCCGTTATAGAACGCGATCCGGTTGGATCTGTTCTCCGTGTACCGGTTGATCCATTCCATGGTGCGCCAAGAAAATTCCGGCATCACGGGAGGGGCCTTACCGGTGGCCCACCCGATCTCCTGGAACTGTTTGGCCAACAGCGCCCGGCCGCCACCTTCGCCCATGTTGACAATCTCATCGCATAGTTCATCCGCAATCCCCTGCGACTTGAGGGCAGACAGGGCCTTGGAATCGAAGTAGTCCCGTTTGTAGAGCGTTTCACATTCCGCGTCGGTGAGCCCTTTGATGGTCTTGCCCTTGCGCAATAATTCCAGTCCGTAGGTATTGGCCGCGATGCCCCGGTTGGTGCCGAGCAGCTTGCCCTTGCCGACTTTACCCCCGGTCCAGTTGCCCGGATCATTGCGGTTTGCGGTGAAACCGCCCTCATGGGGCTTGATTGTATTCCGGTAAATGGGGCCGAATTCGGCGGCAAAGACCGGCTCGCAGGCGGACAGGACAAAGAGAAGCAGGGTGAGAATGCACCTTGAGGCCGTTGAGGGATGAGGGATGAGAGATGAGAAAACCATGGGCGATTTCCTATGAAGATCTCCGAGGTTTTGAAAGCCTCGGAGATCTTGGGGATTGGACTGCTTGCTGGGGGAATACTAATGGATGGGTGTGGCGGGATGGTTTAAAGCGGCTTTAAATAGAAAGCCCCTCTCCGGGATGGAAAGGGGCTTGATGATATTTGCGACTTGTATCGCGATGGAGCTGCTATGTCAATCTGTTATTTTCTGATCGTCCAGAAGTCGTCGGATAGATTGCGGCCCGCCAGGTAGGCGTAGGGGATCGTGAAATAGCCCTTATCACCCCAGCCCGCGCCCCAGGAATTGCGGACGATGAAGTGCTGGGTGGTGTCATCATAGCCAACCGCCAGGACGGCATGACCGCCGAGGAGCTGCTCACTCTTGCCCGGCATCGGCACGACCCCGGTTTTTGCTACCGCATCGCTCTCGAAGGAATCGTACACCGAAAAGCCGAAGACAAACGGGAAACCGGCCGCCAGGCAGTTGCGCATATCAGTGGTGGTATTCAACCTGGAGTACATGGAAACCGTGCGGGTGAGGCCATCCGTGAAACAGGGCTTGGTGGGCTTGTTCTTGAACTTGGCGATGTTGTAGGGCCAGAGCTTTTCGGTGCAGACGCCGCTTTTGACCAGCGTCTTTACCCCATCCCTGATGACGGCGCCGGCGTCCTGGCGGATGGTGCCTTCCATGGCGCGCTCGTTGTAGTAGACGAACAGGCGGGAAAGATCGACAAAGGATGCCTTCTCGATGTTCTCAAGCACCTCCATGGCACCTACCAGGGCATTTCCGGTGCAGCTCCCCAAGTTGCCCTGGTCTTCGACCGGCGAGCACAAGGGGCGTAGGTCTACCTTTGACGGCAGGGTAATGCTGGCCAGTTGGTACACAAAGTCCCGGTGGTCAGGGAGGTCCGGTTTCCAGTTGTAGCGGCGTTTTGTTGTCATAAATTCTCCTTTTGTTGGTTACGCGCCTGAAGGCGCTTGGGCCTATGGCCCAACTTCTCTTACAGTAAAATCCGCCTCGCAATCACTCACATCAAATTGTTCTAGCGCCTGGCACCTGGCTGCTGATTCATTAACAGCGTAGACGTATATGGTTTCATCGTAAGAAACTGAGATATCAATGCGATACCGCTTCTTTCCCTCGGCATCTACAAGGGGGGGATACAACAACCTGCTGGCCTCAATCTGTTCGATGTTGCCGAACTGAAGTGGAGTAGCTAAAACCTTAGTCGCTTGATGTACATCCATAAATTCCCTCCTTATCCGAACGGCAGCAACTGCTGCTCACGCTTATCCTTGCTTTTTACGAGAGCCGCATTGACCTGGTAGACCCTGATCACGCTGATATTGTTTTTGATGGCCAGCTGCTCCATCTGGGCAGCTGTGTTGCCACGGTTGAAGATGTCGATGTCCCGCTGCAGCTGGTCGAGTTTTTTGCAGCGGGTGATGTATTTGCCCTTGTAATCCACCCTGACAACCCTGACGATTTCGGCGGTCGCAACCCCGTGGTTCACCATCTCCGGCACTACCTCGGCCAGCACGATGAGTGCGTGATCGCGCAGCAGATCAAATCGGCTGTGCTCCCTCGGATCGCCGCCATGACGCTCGACCAGGATCAGCCCGCCCCAGGTCGTGCGGATCCATTCGGTGATCCGCAGGCTGGCGTACTCGGCCACGATCTTTTCAACGCCGTGATCCTCCAGGGCGTTGGAGATCTTGTCCCAGATATCCGCAAGGGGTGATTTCTGGTAGTATTCCCGGTATATGTCCAGGTCGACGCGTTTCATCGTTTTTTCTCTCCGGAGAGGTCCCATCCCTGGCGCTTGGCCTGAAGGCGCAGGGCGGTGATGATCTTGTAGAGGTCGCTATCTGCCACCCACGAAACCTTGTCGACCTTGCAGACGGCCTTGGCGATGGCGTCGGCATATGCCCATGATTTCTTGCCGACGGTCAACAGCGCCTCGATCTTGCCCAGCTGTTCATCGCGCGACTGGCCGGGTTGGTTCATATTTTTCGGCCGGCCGGGAAAGCTGCGCTTGTCCCTGGGTTGCCATGGTTTACGTGGTTCTTCTCCGGCCAGCAGGGAGAGCCGGTCAATCAGTTCCAGCCGCTCGCGGGGAGCGAGATCCCTGGATGAGTCGGCGCGGCCCTTGCTGACGTCGCTGATCAGGTCGCGATAGTTGTCATCGTCGAACCCTTGTTGAACGGTCATGACCTTGTTTTTCAGGGCGTGGATGCGCGGGCGGTCGATGTCCCACTGCTCTGCGTCGGTGCGGTTTTTATAGGGTTTAAAGGCCATGTTAAATTCCTCTTTAAGCCGTTATCAAATCGGCTTTGATAACCTTGAACTGCCACCCACATCCAGGGTGTACGCAAACGATCGACAGGGAGTGCGGCGGATGCACACCGCCTGATTCACAGTGCTGACCGGCCTTTGGACTTGGCTTGCGCTGGACGGTAAACTCTCCGTGTCTGATGCAGGCGGCTGTCAGGCTGTAGTATGGTGGTTTCATATCCTTATCCCACGCTCCCGGAGGATCTGCGCCGGCTTCGCTTTGTTTCTGCAGGCTGACGAGCAGGTAACAACGACGCCTTGGACGCCCCAATCTTCAAGGGTGGCGATGGACCCCCAGTGCTGCCAGGTATCGCCCCAGGGGGCGACTGTGCCGCAGATAGCGCACTTCCAGAGGCGTCCACTAGACATACCCCCCCCCCCTTAAATTCGGCAAAGGCAGGCGCTGCTGCAGCCAGGTGCTTTCGTCTATCTTGTCCATCATCGGTACCTCGCGTTCATCTCGCTGAAGAAGCGATCGCCTTCCGTCTCGATCAATGTCTGCTGCTGGGGCCGGGGCATGCCCCAGTACGGGTCTTTGTCCCAGGGCCGTTCGGTTGCCAGGCGCAGCGCATCGGCATGCGACATCTTGCCTTCGGTCTCCATGATGGCGACCCTCTCCTGGAAGTCGTAATCGTCAATCGGCATCAGGAGCGTTCTCCCTCAAATATTCATCCAGTGAATATTGCCGATCACGTACCAGCTTTTCCTCCAGGGCCGCGTTGATGTAAGAACTGACGCTGGCGCCATTCAGCTGCTTTTGCAGCTCGACCAGGGTGTAATCGCCAACCCGCAGGGTCAGTATGTTGTAGCGCGGCTGTTCTTTCTTGCGACCCATGCGTGATGTCTACCTTTCCCGTTTCGTTTCAGTTCGATCAGCTGCAGCGTGAGGCGCAGCGTCCGCTCCAGGATCTCTGGAGAAAGGGCCTCAAAGGCTGCATCATTGCGCCGCGCAGGTGCCCGCTGAGGCGGTTTTGGCGATGCCCCCCCCCTATGACCGGGTTTGGTTGCCGAAGGCGCTTCTACGGCCTTTTTGGCGGTCGGTTGCGCGGGGATCAAGGGCACGACAACGGCCGGCTCCTGTACCGGTGGCACGTATTCCACGGCCTGCAGATCCACCAGCCCTGTGCAGCCGCTGCAGGCGAAGGTGCCGCGCTTCTTGTTCATGCCGCACTGTGCTTTGCTGATCCGGGCGCAGAGGCGGCTGCAGGTGCCTAGTTCGATGTTCATCTCAGGCCGCCTGATCGAGGCCGAGCAGATTGTCAGACAGCCGCTTTGCCTGCTCGACGTTGAAGAGCTGGTAGATCGACGGATTATTCTGTTTGATACAGTCCAGAAAGAACCCGTTTTCCCGCAGTTCATCGGCGGCAGCGCTGACGGCTGTTACCTGGGCACCGAGGATGATGTCCAGGCCGGTGCGCGGCTGGCCGTGAAGCATGTACCGGAGAACCCGCTGCAGGCGCGGGCTCTCTTCGTATTTGGCGAAATGGATCTGTCCGGTGCGTTTCATGGGGCCTCCGGTGCCAGCTCGATGCTGGTGTTGTTTTTGATCAGGTGGGCCTTAAGGGAACGGAAGGAGGACCACTCGGCTGAAAAGGCGATTCTGGTTTCAGTAGGGTCGATGTTCAGGCTCTTCAACAATTTTTTGCTGAAGCCTTTCGTGATCCTCTTTTTCCAGACCAGGCGTTTGATCGGTCGGAAGAAACGGCGGCGCTCTTCGCAATCCGCCAGCATCCAGGCACCCTTGAAATGACCATTGACATAGATGATGCTGGAAAGTTTCCGTTTATAGATGCCGGTCTCGATGGTGATCCTGAAGGCGTCGCATAACAGCGATATCTGGCCGTAGGGGGATTGCATGGAGCGGTCTACCTGGTCCCACTCTTCTTTGGTCATCACCCTTCCCCTCTTTCAGCCGCGTCGACGCGGTTGGGAATGCCAGCCATGAATTCCCGATCGCGTTTGAACAGCTCGCGGATCCGCGCGGCGAGGTCGGCCGGGATGCCGCGTTTTCCGGCTTCGTAATCCTGGTAGGTGCGGCGCGGGATGGGCTTTTTGCCCGGCAGCGCCAGGGTGGCCCGCATGTCGCGCGGCTCGAAGCGCATCGCCTTCCGGATCTGTTTCAATTCGGCTCCGCTCATGTGCGTGCGTTTTTGCCGCTTTTCTGTTTTTTTGGTGTCTTTTTGCACGCGGGTTCCTCGAATGTTAATCGCTCAATGGAAGGCCACCACCCCCCAACCCCCTCCTTGGAGGAAGGAGGGGGAGTGCTGGCCCTCGGTTCAACGATCAAGCATCTACGACTTCAGGTTCCGGCTTTGGCTCAAATCCATTGCATTTGAGATCAGCACTGCCGCTGGCCATGTGGCCATTGGCGTCGACATCAACACTTGTCAGCAGAGATCCTACGACCCCGCTGACTTTGGGCAGATAGCACGGCACCGTGCGCTTCTCCGCGTCGACCTGCCCGTGCTTGCATCCCTGGCATGCCTGGTAAAACTGCCCTCCCTTGCCATCATCGCCTGTGGTCCCGTCAGCCTTTGTGATTCTCGCACTCCACGTCATGTCTGTTACCTCCATCTGATTTACGAGCTATGCTCGGTGCTGCTAATTGACTTCGATATACGGCCCTTCCGGATCGTCCTCGCGAAGGACCAGGTGGAGGCCGTCCCGGAAGATGTCTCCGATGGCCATATCCGCCGGGCAGCTGGCCGTCGCGGCTCGTAGATCACCGACAGTCTCGATCCCTTCGATCTCTTTCTCTTTCATCAGCATGGCGTTGCCCCCTCCGGGATCTCGATCCCCAGGTCTCTGCATAGCTTTACAATTTCTTTCAGCTCGATTTTGTTCCACCGGCGTTTTTTAACCAGTTCCTTCAGCCGGGCGTGCTTCTTGTTCTTGAGTGTCACCCGCTTGTTGTGCCTGATGATCCGGGTGTTCTCTTTGGCCTGGTCAATGATTTTCTGGATCGGCATATGCGTCACAAAAACGAATATCATGGCCAGTTCGTTTGCTAATGCGCCCGCCTCGAGCTTTTCCAGCTGGGATCTATAGTCGTCGTATCGCTTCTGTTCGGTTTCATTGAGTGCCATCACATCATCTCCTCTACAGATTCAACGCGATGGATCAGGTTGGTGATCCGGCCATCGCGGCATTCGATTTCAAGCACGCAACCGGCCTCTATTTTCTGGTTTAATACTATTGTCCCCAACCAGATGGCCGCCTGGTACGGCCGACAATCCACAACCACCCCTTGTTCGTCTATGGTCCACTCCAGGAAGTCCTGCCCGCTGTCTACGAAGGTAATCAGTTTTCGCATGACAGTCCCCCTACAGCGCCGCGATATCGAGCGGGATGGCGATGTATTCGCCCTGCTCGTTTCGCTCGTAGAGTCTGATCTGCTTCTTGCTGGAGATGACGACGATGGCGGCGTCGATGATCTGCATGGCCTCGTTCCAGGTCGGGTTGCGGACGTTGAAGGTGCGCAGCCGGAGCACCTCGGAGACGCGCAACTTGCCGTCGACCAGGGTGAAGGCCCCGGTGACGATGGTCTTGAGATCGGCGGCGTTGTCGGATTCGGTGCTGGTCATCTCCTCCAGGGCCTGGTTCAGCTTGGCCTCGGCGGCCTGCAGCTCGGGGCCGAAGTCGATCTTCTTCTGGATAGCGATGGAGAGCTTGAACTTGCGGTCAAAGGTGAAGAACTGCATGTTGCCCTGGCGGCCGCCGCGCTCGACCTGGTACTTCTCGAACAGGAGCCCCAGGGCGGCGGTGACGTCCTGGAAGTTGTACTGCTTGAAACGCTGGATCTTGCCGGAGAGGCTCAGCCAGATTGCGGCGATGGAGAGCACCAGGTCGTGGTACATGAGGTCGGTCTCGTGGATCCTGCTGACCAGGACCAGGGATCCGTCGGCGTCTTCCATGCGGCCGTCGACCACCTGGGGGTGCTCGTTTTCATAAGTCAGGCGCAGCTGGTTCTTGAGGGCGAACCCGGCCTCTCCCGTGGGTACGGCGCGTTCGGTGATCTCTCCCCAGGAGATGACACCCAGGATATCGGGGTCTGTGATCCCGTTGTGGATGAACCGGCGCATGGCTTTATCGGCCGCTGCCCTGGCCTCCGCTCCGGTGGGGTGAAACTGCATATTGGTATCGTGCGAGTAGCTGTAGAAGTTCATGGCGTTTTTGCTCCTTTGATTGTCTTTTCGTTTTCACGGATCATCTGATCCGTTTTGTCGTTGTAGTAGCGCGTCTCGGCGTCCATGCGGGCGATCGAGCTTCTGATGAAGCGGTCATTGGTCGAGTTGCCACGGGCGGTCCACCCGACCAGGTATCCCAGGACCAGGGAGAGGCAGACAGCTATCCAGGCGCGGGCGCTCATACCGATACCTGCCGGGGTTTGTAGATGCGCGACAGCCAGTTCTGATAGTTCCCCTGGCAGTCCGGGCATTCGTAATAATTATGCCCGGCGGTACCAAAGGATTGGCAGGCCCAGGAGGGGCCGAGGCCGCGCAGTTCGCTGTGCTCGTTGAGCTGGAGGCGATCGTCGCTCATAGCGACATGTCCACGGCGCGGTTGACGGCGCGGCAGCGCATCCGGAACCTGGTCCATTCGATATGGACCATCTGCGCCAGGGTCTCTGTCCGGACACCCAGCAAGGCCTTGATCAACAGTTCGGCATGGATTCTGTTTAAGAGTCGTTTAAGCATGGTTAATGACCTCCTTTATTGTTGTGTTTGCATCCCTTGCAGGCCCGGTACATGCGGGCGTAATAGCTGTCGGTCGTGGGGCCGCGCTTCCTGTGCCCGGAGCATTCGGCCAGGGTGATCTCGCCCAGTTCGGGGCAGTCCACGGTTTCATTGCCATAGGTTTCGATTATGAGCGGGTACCAGCGCTTTTCCGGTTTCGGGTAGGTGCCGGCCCGCAGCTGGCTGATCAGGCTGTCGGATGTTTCCAGCTCGACGGCAACCCTGGCCGCTCCACCGGAGCTGTTGCCGTCGTTGCGCTCGGCGATGGCCCGCTCCAGGATGGGGAGGACATATTCAGGGGTGTAGGCCGGGCTCATTCGGCGCCCCCTTCGATCCGTGCCCAGACGACCCGGCGCAGGTTGGGATCGTAGACCTGTTTGGTGCGCTGGATCTGGGGCGGGTGCGGGCCTGTCCACATGGCGTTGACCAGCATGTAGCGGCCGGCGGCGCGCCCAACCAGGTACCCGGCTGCGCAGAGGGCCGCGCAATAGGTCTTTGCCTCTGATTCGGCTACGGTGTGCAGCTCGGTGCTGGCGTTGAAGGCCAGGTCGCGGGGGCTGAATTCCTTGATTACCTGCATGGCGTTCCACATCTGCAGACGGCCCTGCCCCTGGGTGACCGGCTTGCCGTCCTTGCGCACCCTGGGGGCGTCGACGCCGGTGTCTTTGACCAAGGTGTAGAGGACCGGATCCTTGCTGGTGCCGCTTTTGGTGGCGACCAGGTAGCCGGCCTTGACCAGGCCGACGAGATAGTCGCGGATGCTGACCCATTCGAGTTTTACGTCGATGTCGTGTAGCTTGAACACGGCCAGCGGGCCGTATATTCCCTCGCGGATCCGGATCCAGTCCCAGATGGCCTGCCGGCACTCCGAGGGTTGCTGTTTGTCGATGGGCTTACGGCTCATTTGCTGCCACCTTTGACCGGCGAGCGGCCGGTATAAAGAGTCTGGCCGGAGGTTTTCAGGGCGTCCAGGTTGATGCTGGTGAGGCCGGAGCGGCGGGCGATCTCTTCGATCAGCTCCAGGTTGACGCAGATGCGCCGGGCTGATCCGTCTGACATCCTGTGGATCTGCGCCAGCAGATCCGGCTCGACGGCGATGCCCCGGCAGTAAAAATCGGCCAGTGTCTGGGCGTCTTCCAGGTCGAGCTTCTGCGCGGCGGTCCAGTCCAGGACCCGGCTGTGCACGCGCTCCCAGCGCTCCAGCTTGCCGGGTATGTTTTCCTCTCCGATCAGCAGGATGGGGGCCTGGCTGCCGTCGAAGATGTCCCGGACAACCTCTACGGCGCTTTTGTCGACCAGGTGATCCATCTCATCGATGATCAGCGGCCGGCCGCTGATCTGCAGCTGGGCACAGACCTGGTTGAGCATGACCGGCATAGTTTTGCCCGGCATGATTCCCATGCGCTGGAGGATCTCCTCGAGGACAGTTTTGCGGTTCCAGACGCTTTTGCATTCGATGCGGTAGGCGTTGTAGCGGTTGACCAGGTAACAGGCGGCGAACGACTTGCCGAGGCCGGATTTGCCGTAGAGGACGCCGATCCTTGGCAGGTGGCTGGATGCCTCCAGGAGCCGCTGCATGCAGACGGCTGCCAGGGCTACGTTGTTGAGGTGGGCTACGGAGCCCTTGACAGGTTGGGCGGTTTGTGACATTTTTAAGCCTCCATTGATTGTTTTTTTGAAAAGGTCGGGGTCGCGAGTCCCGTCCTTTTCGCGTTTAAACCCCTACTTGACTGCCTGCTGCGCTTCTTCTTCCAATCCCTTCATTGCTTTGTGCTCACTGGTCATTTCGTATCCACGCAGGGCTATATATTCTTCAGGCAAGATATCCTCGCCGTCGGTCAAGGTCTGGCGCAGGCGCTTCATGCGCTCGTACCTGGCTTTGCGCGATTCAACCTGGATGGTGGCGATGCCGAGCGCTTTGTCCCGCTCCATCTCACCTTTCAGGCGCTCTTTCATGGCCTGTACTTCGGGGGAGGCGACCGGGGCGGCCGGTTGTATGTTGTCCAGGACGTCGGTGGCTGCTTTGGCAGCAACCAGGCCAGGTGTGCTGTATTCGATGGTGGGGCGCGGCAGCGCTACTACCTTGCCGGCGTCCTGCATCCGGGCGGCCATGATGATGTCGGCGGCCGGGGCGTTCTTGAGCACGTTCTTGCTGCGCTTGAGGTCGGCGCGCAGCTCGGCGGTGTGCAATTTCCAGGCTTCGTTGGTGGCCCTGGCCAGCTCGGCGCGGGATATGCCCAGGATCTCGGTACAGACGGCGACGCAGATATGCTCGTAGACGCCGAATTCGTTCGGCCCCTGGATGATGACCCGGCCCAGGTCTTCGGGCTCGTGGAGAACCTGCAGTATGCGGCCCTTGCCGATCCAGGAGACCAGGGCGGGGTCGATGTACCAGTAGCGCTCGACCTTGACGCCGCGCTTGGTGGCGGCGCGCAGGCCGCCGTGACGCGGTGCGGTGGCCAGGAGGACGTCCAGGGCCCGCTCTTCGCTGATGGCGCGGATCTGGCCGGGCCATTCGTTGGCCATGGTGCCGGGTGATCTGCCCAGGGTGGAGTGGATGCGCTGATGGTAGGCGGTGCACCAGTTGTCGCAGAATGCCTGGAAGTCGGCGGCGGTCATGTTGACCTCGATGACGTGATCCGGGTCTTTCAGGCGCTGGGCGAAGGTCTTGCGGCTCTCGATATCCTTGCGATCGGCAACGTTGTGGCCGATGTAGCCGGGCAGCAGCTCGACCAGGTCGTGCGAGAAGGAGCCTAGGCCGCGCTCGATGTGCGGTTTCTGATCGCCGCTGAAGGGGTCGCACAGGTCGTGATAGATCTCCAGGTCGCCCAGGACGCGCTCGAAGTGCTCGGAGGTGTAATCCTGGCCGTTGTCGGTTTTGATGGCGTCGGGTACGCCGAAGTCCATCAGGCCGCGACGCATGAGGGTATTGACCATGACGGTGCGGCTGGTTTTGGATACGAGCAGCTTCATGCGGCGGCTGTAGACGTCGATCATGCCCAGGACGCTGTGGCGGCCGTCGACCAGCATGACGTCGGCGGGGGTGGCGTCGAATTCCCAGAGCTGGTTGAGGTTGATGATGCCCTCGCTGCGGCTGCCGAAGGCGGGCTGCATGTGGCTCTTGAATTTGTCGGGGTTGGTGGCCAGCAGGGTGCGCTGGGGGTCGGCCGAGGCTCGCTGGGTGCGGTAGCGCTCGATGCTTTTGGTACTGATGCGCGGCTGATCCAGACAGTGGGCCTGGATGAATTCGTTGATGTGGCAGCTCTTGATGTGCGGTTTGCTGTCCAGCAGGCTGTCTATGGCGGCCTTCAGGACCGGGCTGGTTTCGATCTTGGACTGCCCCTTGCGGTTGCCGTACATGTCGACCAGGCCCATGGCGCCGAATTCGTACTCTTCGCGGATCCAGCTGCGCAATGTCCCTGGGTGGATCTGGCGGATCTCGGCCCGGACCATCTCGTGCACGTAGATCCGGCCCATGTTGTATTCGTAGCAGAAGGCGTCCTGCCCGGCGGTGCGGCCCAGGCCGCTGCCGGTGACATAGAAGCTGCAGGCGTGGATGATGGCCAGCTTGGCGTCTGCGCCACGGCGCTGCCAGGGAGGCAGGGACTTGAAGGTGGCCAGGGACTGGGCGCGGGCGGCCTGGCGCTGTTTTTCCTGTTCCTCTGCAGAGAGCTGGATCTGGTTGGCGGCCGATTGAACGGCCGGGGAGGCGATGCTTACCTTTGTGTTTTGCTTGGCCAGGGCCTGGCGGGTCTCTGCAGGGAGTGAAAACAGGGAGTATTCACGGCCACCGCCGCGACCTGCGCGCTTTTGGAAGGGCCAGTTTTCGCGTTTGGCAAGGCGGATAATGGCGCTTTCTGTTTCCGGCAAGCCTGGCAGGCCTTCCAGCTCTTTGGCGGTGTAGTGGCCCTTGATGCTCATGCGCGTGCCTCCACTTCCTGTAATAGTGTCTCCAGCCGCTTCTTCTCTGCTTCCAGTGCCCGGTCTTTTTCTTTGTTGGCCTGTTTTTGTTCATCCAGCTTGCGGATATCGGCTCGCAGCGCGTCCGGTCCGCGCAGGGTGAAGGCGCCACAGGCGCGTGATGTGACATTGAGCGCTTCCAGGTTGTTAGTGGCTTTGCGGAAGGCGGGCAAATATTCGAGGGGAAAACGGTGATTTTCCTTGGACTGGCAGACCCAGGCGTTGATCATGTGGACGGTGATCTCTTCGCCGAGGTAGACGGTCATTTCATCGGCGATCTGCTCGCGGGATTTGCCGGAGTGGCGCAAGGCCGAGGTGAGTGATGCGATCACCGGGAATTTGATGTTGAGGCTGCCGGGCAACGGTTCGGTTTGAGCGGCCAGTTCGGCCCTGACGGCGGCCTCGAACAAACTCAATTGCCCGGCCGGGATTGTGTCTGTTTTTTTCGTCATGTTAGACGTTGACCACTTTACGTTTTGCGGGTAATGTTGCGCTGTCGGAGTACCTTTTGAGGAATTCCGTGCGGGTGACTTCGGCTTTTTCCTGGGCTACCTGGTTGGCTTCTATGGCTACCAGGCGGCGCAAGTAGATGACCGATCCTTTTCCCCAGGTCCTGGCTGGATCGAGATCAAGGAAGCCGGCAATGGCATTGCGGATCGATGTGTTGCGCCTGGCACCTTTGATATTTTTCTGGATCGAGTGGTATCCAAAGCCGGTGGCGGTGGCGATGTCCTGGCAGGTTAGGTCGCGTAGGTCGATCAATTGTTTGAGGTAGTTCATGGTCGCCTCTTTTTTTGGCTGGTGGGTCTAAATTTCAATGCGAAGCTAGACCATAAATACAGAATCATTCTGTGCAAGTCAATAATAAAAATGTGCGTCAGAGTTCTTTTTTTTAAGCCACTGCACATTATAATGTTTTTTGTTTATATTTTAATGCGTTGCATAACTCTGACGCGTCAGAGTTAAATTGCGACAACGGTCAGAGTTCGATGATTTAACTCTGACGCGGAGGAGTGGTGTAATGTCCCTGGCCGAACGACTAAAGACAGCCCGCGAATCTATGGGGTTTGAACAGAAAAAACTAGCCGATCAGCTTGGTATCAGCTTCAGGTCATGGCAAGACTACGAGCTGGGGAAAAGTGTGCCTGGTGGGAAGGTGTTTGAAGCGCTTGTAAAGGCCGGTTTTAATGCTAATTGGCTGTTGACCGGTGATGGGGAGATGAAGCGGGGAGATACCGCCTATCCGTTGGCGGACGGGCTTAAAACGGCGGATATTGGCGGGGAACTGGCGGAAGGGTTTGTCCAGGTACCGCGATACAAGGTAGCGGCCAGCGCTGGCGGTGGTGCCGTGATCCATAGCGAGCAGGTGGTTGATCATCTGTCGTTCCGAGCGGACTGGGTATACAACGCCCTGGGCGTGCCGGTATCATCCCTGGCGCTGATCAACGTGATCGGTGATAGTATGGAGCCCACGCTGTCAGAGGGTGACCTGATCCTGATTGATATGAGCCATAGAGGTGTGAAGGATAATTCGGTTTATGTGCTGCAGCTGGGTGGTGAGCTGCTGGTGAAGAGGATCCAGCGCAAACTGGACGGTAGCGTGGTTGTAAAGAGCGATAATTCTGCTGCTTATGAGCCTGAAACGGTGCCCAGTGAGGGGTTGGAGTTGTTAAACGTAATCGGCCGCGTGGTGTGGTGCGGAAGGAGGATGTAATGAAGAAGTATCTATTGGTTGTTATTATGGTTTTGTCCTGTATTTCTGTCTGTGTTGCTGATTCAACTCCAGCGGTTTCACTTAAAAACGGAATAATATTTAAAAAGGAATTTGTGGACCTGGGTGATGTTGATAATATCGAATTTAAGGCGGTTATTATCACTGATCAATATAATAGAGTTACGGCTAAAGGCTTAAATATAACCGTACCAAGCTTCAATGGTCATTCCGCTACAGTATGGTTGGAAGTTAGTGATGTAGAAGATTTTTTAAAGGCCATTGATTATATGATTTTTGAGAGTAAGGGTTGGGATAAAAAGCCATTAACAAATTATACTGAGGTTCATTTTTCTGTGAAGGATTTTTTTGAGATGTCTTTTTTTAGCAAGGAAACCTCTAAGGTGAAGTTTGATGATTTAAAACTGTTAGTTACTGCACGCAATTCAACAAAAATTACTGAAATTAGTCAGTTAGAAAAAATGAAGCCGCTCATCACCAAGGCACTGGCTATTCTTAAATAATTTCATAAACCATGTGTCCAATGTCTGTTTATTAGAAAATCCCATCTGTCCACTTGTTGAATCGGTGCGGGCCGTTTTTTTAACCTTAAACCCGCATCAATTCAACGATCCCACGATAATCCATCTTATCCCGTCATATCCCGGCCACTTCGTATACCATGTGTCCCGTCACATCTGAGACCATTGCTTACCTACTTGACTCGGATACTATTTGGTCGTATTAAACGGCCCTTTAGTATTTCCATAAACTGATAAATTCTTTAGAATGCATACACAAGAGGTCTGCGATCTGATCCTGGTCACTACCGTTTTAAATAACAAAGTCTTGCGAGGTGCGTCATGGACACGACTCCCGTTGTAGAAGTCTTCTTCGACTATATCTGACCCTGGTGTTACCTCGGTACCGTGCGTACCGATCGACTGCAGCAGGAATATGGGATTGAACTGCACTGGAGTGTCTTTCCCCTCCATCCGGAAACACCCGTAGAAGGGATGGAACTTTCTGAACTCTTTGCCGGACGTGAGGCTGATATCGCGGCTATGCAGGCAAGGCTGGCCAAAGTGGCCGCTGCTGAGGGACTTCCGCTGGCGATACGGACACGCACCTGCAACAGCAGATTAGCCCAGGAATTAGGGAAATGGGCAGAATCGCGGGGTACGGGCGATCCGTTCCGCCGCGCCGTCTACCGGGCTTATTTTGTCGATGGGAGTAACATTGCGCTGAGTGACGAACTGATTCGGATTACCGGGTCCGTTGGACTTCCGGTGGATGAAGCGCGGACGGTTCTCTCGGAACGGAGCTTTGCGTCATCGGTTGATGCCGACTGGCAACGGGCAAGAGAGATGCGGATAAATGCCGTGCCGACCCACCTCTGTAATGGGAAGATGCTGGCAGGGTTCAGTTCCTACGATGATTTCGTACGCCTGATCGGGAAAGGATGA